GAGGAATAGCGACTTCAGCCGGTTCAGCGCCCTCTCCAGCCTGCGCTTCTCAGAGAGCAGCAGGTCACGCTCCTGAATGGCGGCGCCGGACTCGGCGGCATCCACGGTGCGGGTCTCGAAGTCCAACGGGTCAAAACCGCTCCTGAGATGGTTGTAAAGCTCTTTGAGGCCGGGACGTTCGATGTGGTCCACCTGAGAGAACATATCCCCCCGCAGGAGCTTTTTCTCCAGTGTCTCGATGGAGGTGCTTTTGCCGAAGGAGTTGGAGGCCCGGATAAGGTTGGCGATGAAGTTCAGGGCAAAGGGTCCGAGAGTGACGTCAGAGATGTATTTGTTGTCGCAGTCCCCGAAGCGACGCTGCCGGGAGCATTTGTAGACTGACGGGCGCCAGCCGTCGGAGCGTTCTCGGTCAGGGGAAGCAATCATGGTGTAGCCACAGCATCCGCATTTCAGCAGACCAGCGAAGATGTGGATGTTCTTACGCTGGTAGGTCATCCCAGCTCCGGCCCATCCTCGTTGCTTGCTCTGGAGCATGGTTGCGATTATTTCCTGCCGTTCAGGGGTGACGATAGCCGGGTGGTGGTCGAGGACAAGCACCCATTCGTCCTTGTCCTTAACGGCGAAGCTCTTGTTGCTTTCGTCTCGGTAGTTGTAGCGGTATGTCCCGGCGTAGAAGGGATTGGTCAGCATCGTGCGGATGGTGGTGGGGTTCCACGGCTTGCCGGTGCGGGAGCGGACGCCCTTCTCGTTGAGCGTCTTGGCGACGGTGGTGAGAGACTTCACCGATTCGTAGAGGTCGTAGATGTGCAGCACCACCTGAGCCTCGTCCTCAATGATGGAGAACTGCTTTGTGTTCTTGTCGTAGGCATAGCCGAACGGGACCTTGCCGCCGTTCCATACCCCGTCATTGGCACGGGAGAGCATGACGGCGCTGACCCGCTCTGAGGTCATATTACGCTCCAGCTCCGCAAATACGAGAATGATTTTCAGCATGGCCTCGCCCATCGCAGAAGAGGTGTCGAATTGCTCATTCTTGGAGACGAAGATGACGCCCAGCTTCTTCAGCTCCGCATACATGGCGGCAAAGTCCAGCAGGTTTCGGCTGATACGGTCGATTTTCCAGACCAGCAGGTGAGAGAACTCCCCGGTGCGGACACGAGCCATCATGCGCTGGTAGTCTGGCCGGTCGGTGTTTTTGGCCGAGTAGCCTGCATCCTCAAAGACTACGCAGTCGGTGATATTGAGTGCGTACTTGGCGTAGTTGACAAGCTCTTCCCGCTGCACTGGCAGACTGGCCCGGTCCACCTGATACTGCGTAGAGACTCGAATGTAGATGGCGGCCTTCTGCGACTCTACCGCTGCCGCTGCTGATTTAGCCGGTTTCCTCATGGTCAGACCTCCAGAAAAAGCGAAAATAGATAGCAAACAAGGCAGCTCGACCGTCGTGAGCTGCCTTGTAATTATGCACAACAATTATATTGCAAAATACACAAAAGTTATGCAATATGCTGGGGTGGGGGGTACACTCATAACCTTGTACACATTGCACAATGGCAGCTTGTATGCCGGAATAATCGGCCCGGATAGGGTCGAGCTGGCGGAGGGAGTTGAGGGAGATGGTCTTCTGAGGACCGCAGATTTCGTCCAGCTTCCACGTCGGGACGATGTAGAACTCCCACCCGTCAAGGATAAGCGGGTCGGCTTTGCGCCTGTTCGTTTCGGCGTAGAGGCAGAAGACATAGACATCCGATTGGCGCTGCCTCTCGTCAGAGCGTGTGCCGTCCGGCTCCCACTTCAGCGTGGGGCGGATGCTGAAGATGATGCTGGAGAGCTTCTTCTGCTCCCACGGCTGTATGTAGGAGGCGCTCTTGACCTCGATGCGAACCTCGTCGTAAGTCTGACCCAGAGAATCCTGCCACCGGAATGGATAGGTCAGGTCCCACGGCAGCCAGTTTTCAAAACCGGTAGACAGGTCAAGGTCGAGCGCCGTTCCCACGATGAACTCGCTGAACGTCCCACGCAGGGTGTTGTCGAGTAGGTCGGAGGAACTCCACCTCCAGAAGTCACTGAGAAGATAGCCAGTCGGCATCCCGTCAAAGCGGATATGCTCATCGCCTGTTTTTAGCGTACTCATGTCATCACCTCTTGAATTTGTCGAAGAAAATAACTTTGCCCTGTGTCAAACGGCTTCTGTCTTTTCTTGATTGTTGATGGCCTCGATGACTACCTTCTGCTCAGGCGTGAGGAGCATGAAAGCGGTCATCATAGACCAGATTGCCTCTCGTTGTTCGAGTGCCGCCTTTTCGTAGGCGGAGACCAGAATCTTCACGTCCGGGGCCTGCCGAGCTGTGGCCGGAGGCTCCACCCCTACCAAAGTGTCAAGGCTGACGTTCAAGACCTGTGCCAGTGCCACCAGAGACTCCACGTTGGGAGTGCGACCCTTCGGCCCGGTGGTGACGTAGCGGGAGATGGTAGTCTCGGTGACACCGAGCTTTTCCGCAATCTCCCGCTGAGTAGTGCCTCGTTGTGATATGATTTTCTTCAGATTTTCCGCAAACATGGCCTTTTCGTACATAATAGCTACCTCCTGAAAGTGATGACTTACCAATTATATATCATCTCAAACGCCCAGTAAACAAAACTGACCAAAATTATAAAATACCTATTGACAGTTACCGGAATGGTATGTTAGAATGAAGATACTGAAGGAGGTGAACGCAGAATGAACCAACTGGAACTGGAGTACGCCAGAAAGAGGAAGGGCAAGTCCAAAGAGGACATGGCTGCTGCCATCGGGAAGTCCGTGGTCTCCTACGGCAAGAAGGAGCGAGGCGAGATTAGCTTCAATGACGATGAGAAGCTCGTCATCGTCAGGGAGCTTGACCTTACCCCTGAGCAGTTCAACACTATTTTTTTTGACGGCAGCTTACCGAGTTGGTAAGTATCTGCACAGGAATCATTCACATGGTCATTTTACCGCAGAGAGGAGGTAAAGAAAATGGGGCGTGACGCTATGAAAGCCGGTGAGAATCCATGCTTTCGGTGTAGGAAAGAGGCTGCAAAGTACAACGACAAGCTATCCAGCCGGGAAGGAGCAGCGGAAGCTCTCGGCGTGTCTGCATCCAGCCTTGCCGACTACGAGCTGGGAATCACAAAAGTCATCCCGGTTGACAAGGTGGTGCTGATGGCGGACCTCTACAACGCCCCGGAGCTGAAGGCTTGGTACTGTACGTCGGAGTGTCCCATCGGAAAGAGCTTTCCGATGCCGTCCTCGGAGCTTTCGTCAGTAGAGCGCACAACGCTGAATCTGCTGAGGCAGCTCCGGCAGGAAGATGTAGAGGACGTGAAGGAAAAGCTCATCGACATCACGGCAGATGGAGTCATCTCAGAGGACGAACGGGTAGACCTTCAGCAAATCCTGAGCTATCTCGACGGTCTCATCAAGGCGGCCGGAGAGCTTCGGTTGATTGGCCTGAAGGCCATGAACGGGGGTTGAGCGATGGCGGATATTGCGACCCTCCGGCGGATTCTGGCAGAAGAGTACGGAATCCACTCAGACAAAGAGCTGCATGACGCTCTGAAGAACAAACCAAAGGTGAACATCGGCGCCTGCGTGTCGCCGGTGAGAAAGGAATGTGAACAACATGAAAAAGACCGCTGTATCGCATAAGCCCGGCGACATCATCGAGTTCGCTGGCAGCAAGTTCGTGGTGCTGGACATCCTCGACCCCTCCAGCGGTGTGCCGGAAGGTCATGGGTACACAGACAACGGCCCCGACCTCTTCATCCTGTCTCTGGAGTCTCAGGGCGAAAGCCGGTTCGGTGACAGCAACAACTACGCCGAGAGCGAGCTGCGCCGCCGGACGGCCGCATGGCTGGATGACCTGCTGGCCCACGGCGTTGACCCCGACCTTCTCCGCACCCGCACCCTTGACCTGACCACGATGGACGGTCACGGGAAGTATGGGGAGCTGACGGTGAAGGCCGCCCCGCTGACCATGGACGAGGCCCGGAAGTACGCCGACGTCATCCCAAACTGCGATGACGCCTGCTGGCTGGCGACCGGCTGGGGTGGGCCGGGGTACTTCTGCGCCACGTACGCCCTGGACGTCTACACCAATGGCCACTGGCTCAACAGCAGCTGCTCCAACTCGTATGGCATCCGCCCCGCTTTGGTCATTTCCTCTCTTCTCTTGGCCTCTAAGGAAGAGCCTGACCTGAGCGAAGCCTCCACCGAAGAGCTGTTGGAAGAGCTTCGCCGCCGCATCGAGGAGTAAGGCCATGGAAACGGGGGTAGAAAAGCGCAAGCGGATGAAATCGGAACGGCTCCGACGGGCTGCCCGATTTTCGATGGTGTTCATCTCTGCTGCTGTGCTGATTTTGGCGTGGGCCGCCCTCACGACCGCCGGAGGCTCTGCTGGTACGTTGGACACCACGCCGCCGAAGATGCTGGCGATAGCCAGCGATGAGCCGGTGGCAGAGGCGGTCAGGCTGACCCTGCACGTTGACCACGAGTCGGAGGAGCCGATGTGGTCGCAGGCGGAAGTGGAGGCCATAGCCAAGACGGTGTACGGCGAGGCGATGGTAACAGGTTCAGATGAGGAAATGTCCGCCGTAGTCTGGTGCATCCTGAATCGGGTGGACAGCCCGATATACCCGGACAGCATCATCGGGGTGATTACTCAGCACAAGCAGTTCCATGGCTACCATGAGGACAACCCGATGGATGCCGGAATCGAGGCGCTGGTGCTGGATGTTCTGAGCCGGTGGGAGGCAGAGAAACAAGGGAAGCAGAACGTCGGCCGGACGCTCCCGGCTGAGTACCTATTTTTCTGGGGAGACGGGTGGCACAACCACTTCACCACTGAGTTCCAAGGCGGTGATGAGTGGGATTGGTCGCTGCCGAACCCCTACGATACATGAGAGGAGACCCCAGCGTGGAATACGAAATTTTGAAGGCACGAGAATCGACGGAACGCACCCTCGGCTTTGCCATCGACGACGAGACGGCCGAAGAGGTGCTGGCCTACGCCAAGAGGAAGTGCGAGCTTAACCACAAGCCGGATGAGTACCTGCCGCTACTGTATGAGAATGAGCTGACGGACTACTTCATGAGGCTGGCAATCAACCTGAGAGGAGAGATGAACCGTGTGCGCTGTGTGCATGAGGTCGCCGTGTGACCCCCGATGCCCGAACGCTCCAGAGCCTCCGGCCGTTCACACCTGCAAAGACTGCGGGGAAGGCATCGTGCCGGGGGACGAGTTCGCTGAAATCAACGGAGAATATTACCACATCGAATGTCTGGAGAATATAACGACTCGTGAACTTCTGGCCTTGCTGGATGTCTACACGGAGACGGCGGAAATGGAGGGAGACGGATGGTAGAGATTCCTCAGCTCCCGGAGCTGACCTTCGAGGAGACCCGGCATATCTACCGGCTGAACGGCATGGAGATTCCGAGCGTCACGACGCTGATGAAGCCCCTGTCAGACGATTTCTACCGCACTGTCAACCAGTCGGTGCTGGACCGGGCGGCAAAGAGAGGCACCGCCATCCACAACGCCATAGAGAACTACACCGAGTTTGGAGTGGAGGACATCGACCCGCAGTACGCCGGGTATTTTTCGGCCTTTCTCCAGTGGTGGAATCTGAGGAAGCCGGTGCCGCTGGCGATGGAGCAACGGGTCTATCACAAGATTCTGAGGTATGCAGGCACGGCCGACCTCATCTGTGACATCGGCGGACGCCTGACGCTGGTGGACTACAAATCCTCAGCTCAGGTGAACACGAAGCTGTGTGCCGTGCAGCTCGAAGGGTACGACAGGGCTTTCGAGAGCCACGGGGTAAAGGTCGATGACCGGCTGATACTCCACCTGTCCAAAGACGGCTATCAGGAAGTGCCGTTCCAGCGCAGCTCAAAGTGCTGGTCGGTGATGTCTTCGCTGATGACCATAAGAAACTACATCAACGAATCATAGGAGGTACGACAGATGAACCAGAAAGAAAGCATTGTGGCGGTCATGCCTGAGCTGGAGCCAGTGGACGAGCAGCAGCTCACGCAGGAGGTCACAGACATTGAGTTCCGGGCGGAGAGCTTCGTCATCCAGACCCCGGAGGACTACGAGGCCGCCGGTGAGTTCGGCAAGCTGCTGAAGCAGAAAGCCGCTGAGGTCACGGGCTTTTTCAAGCCCATGAAGGACAGCGCATATCAGGCGCACAAGGCGGTCTGCGACCGTGAGAAGGCCATGCTGACCCCTCTGAAGAACGCTGAGAAAATCGTGAAGAAGACGATGGGTGACTACCTCATGAAGCAGGAGCGCATCCGCCGGGAGGCTGAGGAGGCCGCACGTCGGGCCGCTGAGGAGGAACGGGAGCGCAAGCTCAAAGAGGCGATGGCGCTGGAGGCTGCCGGGGATAAGGAAGGTGCTGAGGCCGCCGTGGAAGAGGCTGTGGTCATGGATGAGGCCACCGGCTACTCCGTACCGGCGCCGGTCAAGCCCAAGGTCTCCGGCGTCAGCACGTCGAAGGATTGGGAGATTACCAGCATCGACACAGCGAAGGTGCCGGTGAACTTCAGCGGTATGGAGCTTCGCCCGGTGGACCAAGCGGCCGTCATGCGGCTGATTCGGGCATCCAAGGGGAGCATCTCCATCCCCGGAATCGCCTACCGTGAGGTGGCAAAAATGAGCTTTAGGAGGTAATGGAAATGACGACCGCTATGAGCAAGGCTGAGAGCAACGCCCTTGTCGTGAGCTACGATGTCCTCGGAACCCACGTCGAGCTGGACCTGCCATTCGTGAAGAAGTATCTGGTCCGTGGCCGGGCGGAACTGACCAGCGACCAAGAGCTGGTGTTTTTTATGAACACCTGCAAGATGCAGGGCCTAAACCCGCTGGTGAATGGCGAGGTGTACCTCATCAAGTACAGCAAGGACGACCCCGCCCAGATGGTGGTCGGCAAGGACGCCTATCTTCGCCGGGCCTTCGAGCATCCTGACTACCTGTATAAGCAGGACGGCATCGTGGTCCTGCGTGGTCAGGAGGTCATCCAGAAGGAGGGCTGCTGCCTCTACCCCGGAGAGCAACTGCTGGGCGGTTGGTGCCGGGTATTCTTCGTCCGCAACGGTAAGGAGCGCACGGCATTCAAAGAAGTGGCCTTCAGCGAGTACAACAAAGGCCAAGCCAACTGGAAATCCAAGCCTGCGACCATGATTAACAAGGTGGCTATCAGCCAGTGCGTCCGGGATGCCTTCCCGAAGGATTATGAGGGTGTCTACTCCGAGGATGAGATGATTGCCTCCGGCGCTATCCCGGTCGAGTACACAGAAGTCGGCAATGAGCAGTCCCCGGAAGAGGAAGACCCTGTGATTACGCAGGAGCAGCGGCAGATGCTCTTCCGCACGGCTCAGAAAGCCTTTGGCACAGAGGAAGGGAACGCCATCGTCAAGAGCCTGATTTCTGAAATTGGGCTTACCTCCACCACCGGCATGAAGCAGTCGGCCTACAAGAAGGTCGCCGAGAAGCTGATGGACGCCTGCGAAGCCCAGCGTGAATCTCAGCAACCGCCTGAAAATGGACCTGAAGGCGAGGAGCCTGAAGGCTGAGGCCCCGGCTGAGATACTGTGCGAAGGTGGTGAAGGGATGGCATGGATAAGCGTTTATCAGGAGGTTGACGGCCCGAAGCTCAGGCGGTTGGCAAGGCTGTTGGAGACCAGCAAGGCAGAGTCTCTCGGCATCCTGAATTTCCTGTGGTTCTGGGGCATGAACAATGCTGATGAAACCGGCAAGGTCTTGGAGGCGAGCCGGGAGGACATCGAAGATGCCCTTGCCGGGACCACCAGAATCCGTCCCGAAGCCGTTGTAGACGCCCTGTTTGAAGCCGGTTGGCTCGATGTTTCAGGTGATGACATCCTGATTCACGATTGGGACCAGTGGCAGGAACAGTGGTACAAACTCCAGCGCACCAGAAAGAACAACGCAGAACGCATGAGGCGTGTACGAAGCGAAGAGAAGCAGGCCAGCGGCCCCAAAACGCCCACGGCGGAGCCGGAGGCACCGGGGCCGCAGCCTGCGCCGGAAGACGAGCCTCCACCCTCCGATGAGCCGGTTGCGCCCAAGAAAAAGAAGGCCAAGGATGGGCCAGAGAAAAAGAAGTATGCCGAGTTCGTCAAGATGACTGAGCAGGAATATGACAAGCTCGTCAGCCAGTTCGGAGAGACGTTTACGCTGGCCTGCATCGAAGAGCTGGACAACTACAAGGGGGCTAAAGGACGGACTTACAAGAGCGACTACCGGGCCATCCTGAGCTGGGTCGTTGACCGAGTGAGGGAAAAGAGGCCCGGTCTGGAGAAGGCCAGCAAGGAGACTGTCCAGACAGCGCCCCAGAGCAAACCAGCAAATCCGTTTGAGAAATGGGGTGATGAACAATGAACGGAATGGACCTGCTGAAACCCGTGATAGAAGCAGCGAACAGAAACAACGCTCAGGCTGACGGTGATTATCTCGATGACGAGGGCCTTCTCTGCTGCGGAAAGTGCCACACACGGAAGCAGCTCGTGGTGCATCTGCCGGAGAACCTCAGCTCATCGGGTATGCCAAGAGAGATGACGGTCGGAGTCCCCTGCGAGTGCCGGAAGAAGGCCATTGAGCGTGAGGAACGGTTAGAGCAGGAGCGCAAGGAGATGGAGGCCGTCGCCGCTCTGAAGAGACAAAGCCTCATGGATGACCGGCTGGCCGACGCCACCTTTGAGAACTTCCAGCAGACCAAGCAGAACGCTCGTCAGCTCAGGCTGTGCCGCCGGTATGCGGAGTGCTTCGACGAGATGATGGAGAAGAATCAGGGCCTCCTGTTCTACGGCGGGGTGGGGACTGGCAAGACCTACGCCGCCGCCTGCATCGCAAACTACCTGCTGAATCGCCGCCGGTCGGTGGTGATGACATCGTTCGTGAAGCTGCTGGAGTCCATGATGAACTTCAAGGAAGATGACAGCGTTTTGATTTCCCGGCTGAACCGGGCCAAGCTGCTGATTATCGACGACCTCGGAGCGGAACGCAGCACAGACTTTGCGTTGGAGAAGGTCTACGACATCGTGGACAGCCGATACCGGGCCAAGCTGCCTGTCATCCTGACAACGAACCTCAGCATGGATGAGCTGATGCAGGCAACGGATATTCGGTACACGAGAATCTACGACCGCATCTTTGAGATGTGCTACCCGCTGGAGTTCGTCGGACGGTCGTGGCGGAAGGCTGAGGCCAACCGCCGGTTCAAAGATTTTGAGACGTTCATGGAGGAGGGAGACGATGGATAGGCTCTACATCACATCGGAGGCGGACCGCTCGGCTGTGGCGGCTGTCCTCCTGAAGAACAAGTACACGGTCAGGGCCGGGAGCCAGCGAAGGGCTGGAAGCAGGAGCTATGACTACTTTCTGGAGTTCTGGAACGAAGGGAAGAAGCCGGTGGAGAACAAAATCAGCATCGACGAAGAGGCTGACCAGCTCGCCGTTGCGACCGTGCTTATCAGGAACAAGTACACGGTCAGGTGCTTCTTCCAGATTCGGAAGGGCGTCAAGGAGTATTTCCATCTGGAGTACGAGCCGAACCCGACAGCGAAGAAGGAGGTGGAGGAGTGAGGGCGAAGTTCTGCATCCACGGAGACCCGCAAGGCAAGGGCCGCCCCCGGTTCTCCACCGTCTGCGGCCACGTTCATACCAGAACCCCAGATGAGACGGTGCTGTATGAGAATCTGGTGAAGACCGAGTACCGGCAGCAGGTAGGGGTGAAGTTCCCGGACGACGCCATGCTGGACGTTCGGATTTTTGCCTACTACCCCATCCCGAAGTCTGCCAGCAAGCGGAAGCGGCAGGCCATGCTGGAGAGGAAAATCCGCCCCACAAAGAAGCCCGATTGGGACAACGTGGGAAAGGTCATCTGCGATTCTCTGAACGGCATCGCCTACCGTGACGACGCTCAGGTCGTGGACAGCATGGTCAGGAAGTTCTACGGCGAAGACCCGAAGGTGGTCGTGACCATCGAAGAAATCAAGACTGCATAGGAGGAAAGACCCATGTGTGATAGCAAAGTGTACCCCATGTCGCTGAACGGCGACACGTTCAACGCTCTGAAGACCGACTTCGACCAGATGCTCCGCAAGCTGCTGTCTGGGATGGAGAAGTTCGAGTGCGAGGAGGCCACCCTCAACATCAAGGTGGGAGTGAAGCTGGAGAAGGACCAAGCCCGTGACTTCGAGGTCCATGAGTACGAGGCCATGCGGGACATCGTGAAGCCCACCTTCAAGCATGAAATCTCCAGCGCCATGCAGGTGAAGGACAAAAAGACCGGCAGCCTCAGCGGTAACTATGAGCTGGTGTGGGACCGGGACAGCGGCCAGTACGTCATGCGGAACATCGACGACGGGCAAGTGACCCTGTTCGACACCGAGGGCAGCAACGTCATCCAGATGCCGGAGCCTCCGGCACTCCCAGCCGGAACGGTCATAGACGCCGATTATCGGGAGCTGGAGGAGGGTGGAGAGCAAGGGGCATCCGAGGATGCCGGGGCGCAACAGGACGTTTCTGTCGGCCATAAGAAGTCCGGAGACAGCCCCTTCGAGTACCTCCGCCAGTTCGTCGGCGCCGACATGAAGGTCATGGGAACGGAACAGGAGATTTATACCATCCGCTCCAACGGAAAGGTCATCCTGTCCTCTGGCTTCAGCACCACGGACCGCTTCTACTGCTCGGCTGAGAAGCTGGCGCCCCATGTGGGCCACGCCATCGTCTGTGAGGAGTGGCCGAACAGCGTGGTCATCCGCTGCGACGAGTGTGATGAGACGCTATTCGAGGTGACAGCCGAGGAAGGCGAAGAGGACGAATCCGCCGACTACCCCTACGAGGAGCCGGGTGAAGAGCTGGGGGGATGAGTGATTGTACTACGGAACCTGCTTCCTGTGCGGCAGGGTGGGGTGGCTGGAAGAGCATCACGTCTATCCGGCCGCCCTCCGCAGCAAATCCGAACGGTTCGGCCTGAAGGTCGGCCTGTGCGGGGATAGCTGCCACCGCAACGGGAAATACGCCGCTCATCAATGCCGGGCCACCGCCGACGCCATGAAGCAGTTCTGGCAGGTCAGGTACATGATGCAGCACAAGGCCAGCGTCGCAGACTTCCGGGCCGAGTTCGGAAAGAATTATCTGGAGCTGGACTATTACGATGACGAGAGGAGCTACCCCATGAACATCATAGCAATCAGCGGGCGTCTGGTAAAAGACCCTGAGCTGAGGTACACAAAGAGCAATAAGGCTGTGACGGCCTTCACCGTCGCCGTGGACCGCCCCGGTGTGAAGGACAAGACCGACTTCATCGACTGCGTGGCGTGGGAGAAGAAGGCTGAGTTCGTCTGCCGGTACTTCAAGAAGGGCAAGCGGATTGAGGCATCCGGCGTTCTGACAACCCGTACCTACGAGAAGGACGGCCAGAAGCGGAAGGCCACTGAGCTGCGCTGCGACCAAGTGTTCTTCGGCGACAGCAAGCCGGAGGATGGTCAGCCGGTTCCTCAGCCTTCCGGCGGGGATACATTCCAAGAGATGATGGACGGCGACGATGACCTGCCGTTCTGAAAAGGAGGATGACCCATGCAGAAATCGAAAATCGAGTGGTGTGACAGCACATGGAACCCCGTGACCGGCTGCCTCCACGGGTGCGGATACTGCTACGCTAAACGAATAGCAGAACGGTTTGGCGGACATTCGTGCAGAAACACAGGCTACAAGGCATCTCCGTTTGAGTATGACGGTAAAGTGCAATTCAGATATGAACTCAGCGTACCAGCCCGAAGGCGAGACAAGAGTGGGAAGCTCACCATTGCGCCATTCCCGTGTTGTTTTGAGCCTACGCTCCACCATTACCGGCTGGACGAACCGTACCAGCGCCGAGGACAGAACATCTTTGTGTGTAGCATGGCCGACCTGTTCGGTGAGTGGGTGCCGGACGAGTGGATTGAGGAGGTGATGAAAGCCTGCCTGCTGTCCCCGCAGCATCGCTATCTGTTCCTGACCAAGAATCCGGGCCGGTACATGAAGCTGGCGGAGGCCGGGAAGCTGCCGGAGAAGGAGAATTTCTGGTACGGCTCATCGGTGCCGACCCCGGACACCCTGTTCTGGTGGAGCGACCGCCACAACACGTTCGTCAGCATCGAGCCGATGATGGAAGCCTTCCCGTCGGCGGGAGACTGCCCGGTCAAGAAGGTGGGCTGGGTCATCATGGGAGCTATGACCGGGCCGGGGAGCAATAAGCACCAGCCAAAGCAAGAGTGGGTGGAATCTCTCGCTCAGGATGCTCAGGCGGCCGGTGTGCCGGTCTTTATGAAGGACAGCCTCATCCCGTTCGTGAGTGAGGCATACTGGCGAAGAGACTTCCCGTGGGAAGGGGGAGATGAGGCATGATGATATTCTTCCGAATCTTGATGCTGGTGGGAGCGTTCCTGTCCCTCTTCGGCGGCATCGCCTCCAAAGATGACAGGGAGGGGCATCGGCTCATCCTGATGGAGTTGGCATCCGGCGGTCTGTTCCTGCTGTCCCTAATTATTCAGTAGGAGGGAGGCGAAGCGAGATATGAGGGTGTTGGTAGCCTGCGAAGAATCGCAGGCGGTCACGTTGGAGCTACGGAGCCTCGGACACGAAGCGTACAGTTGCGACATTGAACCATGTTCTGGTGGTCATCCAGAATGGCATCTGCAAGTAGATGCTTTAGAGCTTCTGAAGGTGCGCTGGGACATGATTTTGGCGTTTCCCCCATGTACCTACCTATCGAACGCTGGGGCAAAGCACTTGTTCCGAGGGGGGGAGCTGAATCAGGAGCGGTACAGAAAAGGGCTGGCAGCAAAGAGCTTTTTCCTCAGCTTCTTGCAGGCAGATTGTCCAAGAATTGCTGTTGAAAATCCTGTGTCAGCGCCAATGATAAAATGAAAGAAAACGCCGAGGAAAAAATGTAGTTTTGTGGCGGAGGAGGCGAAAAAAAGATAGACTCCCAAGAGGGCGGAAAAAGCGCCCGGAAAGGGAGTCAGGAAATGAAAGGAGCACAGTGGATGGATATCCGAAGCGACAGACAGAAAGGGCTGAGCTATGTGGAGCTGGGCCGGAAGTACCACATGGACCCGCGGACGGCAAAGCGGTACGCGGAATCGCCGCAGAAGCCGGAGTACACATTGAGCGAACCGAAGCCCACGAAGATGGACCCGTACAAGCAGATCGTGGACGAGTGGCTGGAGGAGGCGCCGTATTCGGCGCTGCGGATACTGGAGAAGCTGCGGGAGATGGGATTTGACGGGGGCTACAGCATCGTCAAGGCGTATGTGAGCAGCCGGAAGATGGACTTGAATGAGAAAGCAACGGTGCGGTTTGAGACGATGCCAGGAAAGCAAGGGCAGATGGACTGGGGATTCTTCGAGGATCACCTGGTGTACGAGGACGGGAAGTGGAAGAAGCTGTACTGCTTTCTCATGATTCTGGGATATTCGCGGATGCGGTACATCGAATTTGTAACGGATATGAGCACAAACACACTGATTCGGTGCCATCAAAACGCATTCCGGTACTTTGGCGGATACCCAGAGGAAATCCTGTACGACAACATGAAGCAGGTGGTCATCAAGCGGCTGCTGAAGCAGGAGGACTCCACGCTGAACCGGCAGTTTGAGGACTTCGCGGGATTCTACGGATTCAAACCCATTCTGTGCCGGCCGTACCGAGGTCAGACCAAGGGGAAAGTGGAGCGGACGGTGCAGTTTGTGCGAGATAATTTCATGGTGGGGATCAAGTACAACAGCCTGGCAGATTTGAATGGACAAGCCTTGGCTTGGTGTAATAAGGTCAATGGCAAAGTTCATGCCACCACGAACGAGGTTCCTTTTGAGCGGCTGAAAAAGGAGGGGTTGAGCCCCCTCTCCAGAGAGTACATCATCGACAAGATCAACCTTAGGCGGGTACAAAAAGACTGCCTCATCTCCTACGCCGGAAATCAGTACTCCGTGCCAGCGGAGTATGTCGGCAAAGA